TTATTGCCATCATATCGATATGAAAACTTCCGACGACAAAATTGTTCCATGGTTGGCCAGTCAAACAGATATTTTGGCCGATGACTGGTGCATTGTTGACTAAATAAACACCATTCCGCGGTGCGGATTATTCCCAAAATTATTCCCAATTTCAAAGGAAATGAAAATGAGCAATTTATCTAACCAGCAAAAGAACACTAATTCCATATCGCCGGTATCTTCGGTGCCTGATCCAATTTCTCCAATTCAAGGGAGTCTAAACGGATTGCGGGATGAATTAACCAATCTTGAAACGCGCCTGTTTTCTCTTCGGGACAGGCTTGCTCCTGTTATAAATTCGGAATCGACTAATTCTGCTACCGGGCAACCAGAATACTATTCGCCATGTGACTTAACCGAACAGATCAATGGGATTAATGAGCGCGTGCGTTGTGCCAATTTATTGGTTGATGACCTGTTCGGTTCGATCTGTATTTAGCAATTGGTAGTCACAAATAAATAAATGTTGCAAGCGAGATGAATAATGTTGAGTTTTGAAAATACCCGCTATATCATGTTGGCACTGCATGTCCATTCCGCCAAAGTTTCGACATGCATAATTTGGCGTAAAAGCGGGGCACCGGCGTTACCTTCAAGCCGCCATCATTCGATTACTCCGCTCGCTCTAAATTTTGTCACTATCAACCGATATGATGGGGCATACCGAAAACCGCACTCTGCAAAGAGTTGCGGTTTTTTGCATTTGAATTCCAGATTTTATGGCGAGGCGCGACACCTTAAAGAAGTGTTGCTGGTACAGAACCAGCTTCGCCGCCCGAATCTATTGTTGAAAGCGAGGTGATTATATCTTCTGCGCCACTTCAACATAATGAGCGACGCACGATCGTTCTTTCACAATGTAGGCTCCGGTAGAGCTAGTTATCCGTCGTAATCAGCCAAACGACCTCGAACGCGGTAATCGGGACAATTATTCCTTTGGGAGTTATCATGAAGCCAGAGCCAGACAAAACAAAACCGCTTCCTTTAACTCCTGATCAGATTCGCGATAAGCTGGGTTGGGGCTTAAAGAAGCTCGCGCCCTGCAAGCCACGGTTGTCTCCCCGTTGAAAGACGGTTTCTCCCGGCATCGAATTTTCGATCTCGGGATTTTTTTATGAACTAACGAAAGAAAATTATGGCAATTACCCAAGCAGATTTAGACGCAGACAAAGCCGCTGTTGAAGCGGCGAACCAAAAATTGACGCAAGACCAGGCTGCATTCGATGCCGTTCAGCCGCATTTAAGCGTTCTGGATGAAATCCATAACTACGTCAATCAACTGCCAGGCGAAGTTCAGGCTCAATTCAGCGAGTTGATTGCCAAAGCCAGAGCGCTTTTTTAATAAACCACATAACCGATATTTAGAGGCTTCAAATGGCTAAAAATATGAGCAGTATGGATACCAAGGTATCTGTACCGGAAAGCAAACCGACAATCGGCAAAGATATTCCTGCAGATAGCGGAAAAGGAATCGGCAAGCCTGGTTCGCCGGTGAAGACCGTGCCTGACAGCGGAATTATCGCTAAAGACACGCCTTTTGGCTCCGGAAATGGAACTAAGCCGGGATTCGTGTGATGGAAAACATTATCACAACCAGCGAGCCGGTCACCAGTGATATGCCGGATGCGACACCAGGTAAGCCCATGGCTTCATTGACATTTTATGAATGCAGCAACGGAAGCATGGCGATCGAAGGGCATCATGTCGGGGAATTCAATCCCGATATTCAGCAGCATAGACTATTGCAGATCATTCTTGATTTCCTTCCGCAAATTTTAAGTCCTGTGGACATGAATGAAGTTGCATTAAATGCGGTAAGTCGCGTTGAGGATGCTCAGGAAAATTCGCTGCACTAAAGAGGTTGGCGTGGGATAGCAGCCAGAAAAAACGCAGAAATTGAATATTTCGGGTTTCACCCGTCAAATTAAGGAAATTACAATGAGCCCTCAATCAATGGCACCCCTATCCGCAGCGGCAGGCGATCCTTCTCAAGGCGCGACCACTGGTGATCCAACCAGCGATCAAACCGGCGTAGTGGTTTGTATTGCCGCGCTTCCTGATGGAACATTCCAGATTTATCAACAATCCAGCCAAGATGACGATCAAGGCAGTGATGCTTCACAGAGTGCTCCATCTGGTGCGTCTGGTGCCACGCCTGCCGGATCTGGTTCGCCTGATAATTCAGGTGACGAGGATAACTCGCAGACCGCTGACAATATCGATGACGCTCTGGCGATCGCTGGGCAGATTTTAGAGCAGGCATCTGGAGCTTCGGGCGCCCCCGATGGTTCTGACGACAATAAAATGCTTAATCCGCAAGATGCCAAAGCTGCATGGAATCAAATGGCGGCGAAAAAAGATAAGCAGCGTTCGCAGGGAATGTAATGATTCACGAACATGATCAAGCGTACGCCATCAATTCGATGGGGCTGAAGTTATTCATTGGTCCGGTCCCAGGCGTGGGCGAAATCACGAATATCCGCAAGGTAGATGCTGTCTTCGATGGCAAAACCTACGGAATCCCTCATTGTACCAAGCTTGATGCTAACGGCATGCCGGTTGAATGGCGCGCAACGGTGAATGGTTGGGTGCCAGCATGATTGAATTCACATATGTGCCGCCGCTGACATCTTCTGAGGAAGAAAGTCACGAAATCTTCTTTAAAACGTTTGAAGGTGCGTTGAATTACTATGATCTGTCTGGATTAAATCTCAGTGATCGTTGTAAATTGCAGTCTCTGGCAGCCGATATTTGGCAGGCTGCGTTTGAGCGCGCCGCTGTTGTACTGAAGGCTGACAACAAATGATGTCTGACGTCCAAGTTGTAGACGAATATCCCAACTTTGCTTACCTAGTTAGATATTCGAAGGAGGATCAACTCGCCGAAGCCCTTGGCATGGTTGTAAGTAAAGCTAACGAATTATCAAAAGAAGGGAAGTCGCTTTTGTGGATTTTTCTTCGACCAGATGAGTGCAGCAAAATGAACCCTCTCGGCATGTTTGGTTATATCGGTGTTGCCGAGCATTGCAACACATTGAACGGCTTGGTAAAACCATGATGGAAATTAATCAAGCATGCGTAAATCAGCCGTTATCGGCGCGCGACATCATGCGCCAGATATACGAAGAGTCGATACAGCCAAGTGAAACGCATGAAGCTTCGATTAATTGCTCTGTGACTACCACATCAAAGCACGGTAAATACAAAGACCCAGAAGCGCGTAAAGAGTATCAGCGCAAGCACATGGCTGCTGTCCGGGCTGCGAAGAAGGCGATTGGAGTATGACCACCAAAGAAGAATGTATTGCCATCATTAATGAGCTTGGTGATGCGGCGCAGGAGTTGATTAAGCTACGAGTTGAATGCGCTGGCAGACCTGTGGTAAATCAGGCTGCGATGGATGCGCTGAATGAATGTCGTGCCACCTACGAACCCCTAGCGCGCATGCATACTGAATTTGGCGAGAAGCGCGCTTGTTCTATTTTTGATTGGCAATACAATCAAAACCTATTACCCGAATGTGTTCCATCAGATGGAAATAAATTGATAAAAGAGATGAGATTCGCTTCTGGTCGCAAAGTAGATCGTGCGGTTTTTCACAATTCGGGGCGATTGAGCATTATTGAGATAAAAGACAATTGCGACCAGAGATCAGTTGTCGCTGGGATCGGGCAAGCACTGTTATACGCGGCGCTTGCTGAAAAGGAATATTCAAATACCCCGATCGTGCCGGTTCTTGCTGTTTTGGGTAACCATGACGACGATGTTGCAAGAGCTTGCTATCGCGGAGGTGTTGAGTATATTCCGCTCGGCGGAGTTGAGTTTCTGACTCGCATCAGTGAGCTGGTTGCCATAATGGTGAATTATGGCAGAGCGTAAAGCACCTATTGACTGGGAGTCAGTTGAACGTGACTACCGTTGCGGAATAAAAACTCTTCGTCAAATTGGAATTGAGCACGGTGTCAGTCATGTGGCTGTAAAGAAGCGCGCCGATAAGGAAGAATGGACGCGTGATTTGGCTGCTAAGATCAAAGCCAAGGCGGAATCACTGGTTACCAAACAGGCGGTTACCAGATCGGTTACCAGCGAATCGAGGGTAACTGAAAATGAACTGGTTGAAGCAAATGCCAAGGTACAGGCAGATGTTATCCTATCGCACCGCATCGGCATTCCTCGTGCAAGGGCCATTGTTATGTCTCAACTGGGCGAGTTGGAGGAGCTCACAAATAATCGTGACTTGTTTCAACAACTCGGGGAATTGTTGTATAAGCCGGATGACAAGGGTTTTGATAGGCTCAACGAGATTTATCAGAAGGCTATAAGTTTCCCGACTAGAGCAGGTGCCGCTAAAACTCTTTCTGAGGCTTTGAGAATCTTGGTTGGAATTGAACGCCAGGCGTTTAGCATTCGAGACGAGGAAAGTCCATCTGGTGCACACGAGGCCACGTTAGACGACTTGGCCTGATGGATGCAAAAGAAAAGGCGATTCGTCAGAAGCTGAAAGACGATTTTCCGCACTACGCTTCCAAGTGTTTAAAGATTCGGACTAAAGGCGGTAAGGTTGTTCCGCTTGAGTTAAATCCCGCCCAGCTGTATATCCATGAAAAAGTTGAAGAGCAGCGCGCACGAATTGGTAAGGTCCGCGCAATCATATTGAAGGGGCGCCAGCAGGGCTGCTCGACTTACATTGAGGGGCGATTTTACTGGCGTACCACGCATACCCGAGGCATTCGTGCTTTTATCCTGACGCACGAAGAAGAAGCGACCAATAATTTATTTGAGCTTGCCACCCGGTACCATGAGAATTGCCCGGCAGTTGTTAAGCCCAGTACCAGCGCATCGAACGCGAAAGAGTTGCACTTTGATAAGCTGGATTCTGGTTACAAGGTCGGAACCGCCGGTAATAAAGCGGTTGGCCGAAGCTCTACAGTTCAGTTGTTCCATGGTTCCGAGGTTGGCTTCTGGCCTAATGCTCAACAGCATGCTGCAGGCATTCTCCAGGCAATACCAGATGAACAGGGCACGGAGGTATTCAAGGAATCGACTGCCAACGGTGTAGGAAATTATTTTCACAAGGAATGGCAGGATGCTGAATCAGGCAAGTCTGATTACATAGCGATTTTTGTTCCGTGGTACTGGTCGGATGAATATCGCCGTGAAGTTCCGGCAGATTTTGCGCTGACCCCCGAAGAGCAGGAATACGCTGGTGCGTACGGCCTTGACCTTGAGCAGATGGCCTGGCGCCGCAACAAAATCATTGAGTTGAAAGACCCAATGCTGTTTAAGCAGGAATATCCTGCAACGGCTGCTGAAGCATTCCAGGTATCTGGCCAAGACCAGTACATCAAGCCTGAAACAGTTCTTGTTGCGCGTAAGACTGAAGTCACCGAATCATATGGCGATAAGAAGCTTGGCGTTGATCCTGCCCGATTCGGTAAAGACAGAAGCGCCATTACATTCAGGCAGGGGCGCAAGGTTCACTGGATCAGAACTTACAGCAACAAAAGCACAATGGAACTGGCTGGAATTGTCCGCATGGCGATCAAGGAAATCAGGGCAGATCAGTGCGCCGTAGACGTCGGCGGCCTTGGGGCTGGTGTGTATGACAGGCTTGTTGAGCTTGTGCCTGATACGGAATGCCAAGTGGTTCAAATTAACAGCGGTTCATCGCCGATCGATGAAAAGCAGTATTCCAATAAGCGTGCTGAAATGTGGGGCTTGATCAACGAATGGCTACTAGCACAACCAGCATCTATCCCAGATGATGATGAGCTGCAGTCTGACTTAACGCAGATTAAATACACATATAACAGCAATCAAGCGCTTGTCATGGAAAAGAAAGAGGACATGAAAAAGCGCGGGTTCAGATCACCTGACATGGCTGACTCGCTCGGGCTAACGTTCGCTGAGCCAGTAAAGCGCAAACGTTCATCGCCACCAACTATCGCGATGGGCGTCCTAGATTCAGATGTAGGTTGGTAGTCAGATAAATTTCAAGTAGAGCTCACTTCGGTGGGCTTTTTTTACGCTGGTGCATTTTGCACTGTTTTCACAAAGGAAAGAAAATGGCACTCTCGCTATTAGGACTGGCATTAAAAACCCTATATAAAATACAGGTAGTTGTTGATCAGGCTGGTAATACAGTCGGATTTATCGGCCCCAATGATAAAGCTGTTTATACAGCGAATGATAACGCGGGGTCTTCTGGCACCATGGTTCCAGGTTCTGGCAACCTTGCGGTTACTGCTGTATCAGCTGGGCAGTCTCCTGCGGCTACAGGTAGTGATTATGTGCTAGCCGTTATGACTATCCCGGCTAATTCCTTTGATGGTCAATCCTATCCTGCGGCGACAAACCGCATGGCCACGATTGTGGCCAACGGATCATTCGGCGCGACGGCGAATAACAAGACCCTGAAAATCGTTGTCAATGCGACCAACCCAGTTGTTGGCTCTGCCTTATCAGGCGGCACCACTATTGCTACAACTGGCGTTGTTGCTACAAACGGCAACGGTTGGCAGATTGGGGCTGCGATCATTAAATATGGTGCCGCAGGATCAAATACGCAGTTGGCCGTCCATCAGTCAGCGCAAGTCGGAGCCGCCGTAAGTGCCTTATCCGCACCGTCACTTTTGACAGCCACAGAAAGCTCGCCAATTACTATTGCTATTACCGGCAATGCAGCGACTGCGACATCAGACATCGTTTTTAACTTCGCTGAAATAGAGTGGAATAACTAACTGCTTGATGCTGAATAACGTTTGCTGGTTCTCTCACGTTAGAGCCAGCGCAAATTAACGGGCCTCGCACAATTCGGGGCTTTTATGTTTTCAGGGGAATGAATTGACTACTATCGCAGCAACTACAAACGCAGAGGGCGCACCAGACGATGCAGTTCGCGCCATCACTTGGGCAGGGCTTGCAACTAGCGGCGATATTGGCGATACACAATCTTTGCCGGCATACTCTGAAAAAACATTCACTGCGACCGGCACTTTTACGGGCGCGCCAACCGTTGCGTTGCAAGGCTCGAACGATGGAACTAACTGGTTTCCGTTGACAAACAAGCAGGGTACGGCAATCACATTTACTGCAGGCGGTATGCAGACATCGCAAGATCGACCTTTGTACGTACGCCCAACATTGACGGCCGGTACTGGCGGCGCCTCAATAACAATCATTTGCGCCGCGCATAAGTTCAGCCTGCCGGGAAGATTCTAACCGGTGGATGCTTACGATTTAGCAGGGGCTGATGACGCAGGAGAGCCGGACGCGAGCAATCCGGAAACAGCCGAGGAAATGAATGCGATGGACGGTGATCGCCTGGAGCTTTTGGGCGTATCACTGGCTCGCAGACGCGATGAATGGGTGAATGCGCGCATAGCGTCCAAGGTTGAATCACGATGGATGAAAGACATCGACCAGTACAACGGACGCGATGAGCATACAAAAGAAGCCGCATCAATGATGGATAGCGTTGAGGCCGGATTTCCTGTGACTAATCGGCAGGCCAAACCACAACGTTCGACCGTGTATGTCAACATCACCCGGCCAAAGACAAATGCAGCAGAAGCGCGGCTGGCGAATATGGTATTGCCAAGCGATGACAGGAACTGGGGTTTTAAACCTACGCCTAATCCGATCCTGACTGAGGCTGCGATGCAGCAGGCTAAAGAAATGATTGCCCAACAACAGGCGCCGCAAGGTCAGGCACCTGCGCAACCGGTCC